GACACACTACAACATACCAGCCAAGTCCTGCTGACACACTACAACATACCAGCCAAGTCCTGCTGACACACTACAACATACCAGCCACAGTTATCAGAAAATTCACACAAAAAGAAACCAAAAAGAAACCCGCAACAAAGAAAAACTACACCACAGCATACAAATAAAAATTAACAAAATTGTAACAAAATATTAAAACTGTGTTGACAACTTATGAGGGGTATGTGTGGTATAATAAAGAAAAAAGAAAAGAGAGGTATTAATCATGAAGAGAGCAGAAGCAAGAAAAATTATTGAAGGAATTACATTAAACAGCAGAACAATGAAAGAAGTAGACATTTTGTTTGAAAGAGAACTGACAAAACCTGTCTATATTCTGGATGAAGATTGGCCTTCAAAAGAGTTTGAAAATGCTTATGATGATAAAGTTTTTATTCTCGAAAGCATCATTGAATACTTTGAAATGAGAGATGATATTGTATTTATTGCAGGAGCAATCGTTGAGATTTGCAAGAGTATCAATGTATTAACAGACATTGGGATTTTGAATCTGTTTAACAAAAGAGAACTTGAAGCAATTAACGTTGCAGTATTTCAGAAAGATGGAATCCCTGATGTAAAAGAGATTTATGAAAGTGTAAAAAATGCTTGTGAAAGTGAGGAATAATTATGACAAAGAAAGAACTTAGAAGATATGGAGTAGAGTCACAGAGACTCTACTCTAACTTAAAAGCAAAATATAAAAGAATTGTAGAGTCCGGTGGACGTTTTAAAGAGTCCTTAGATGATTTAATCAAAAAAGAATTTAAAGAGGGAACTTCATTTAAAAGAAGAATGGAAGTAGCATCAAGACCAACATGGCTTATTTCAAAAGCAAACTTTTTAATAATGGATGAATATGAGGAACCACTAATGATAAGCGGTTATGAATATCAGGAATTAAAAAGAAAAAAGAATGTAACAGTCAATGTAATTACTGACTTAGAGAGGTTACCTGCCAAAGAAAAGAACCGAAGATGTAAGAAGTTAATTAAAAGATTTATGGATTTCGTTAGCAATTCATATGAGTGGCCTTGTGTTGGTGATATGGCCAGAGCAAATTTAGTTAATACAATTGAACTGGCAATTGAAAAAGCTGAAAGGGAAGAAAAATATCCATATAAGTTTTTATATGAAGAAAAATTAACTTTTATGAATTTATTACCAAGTTTTGTGTATAGCAGTGATGGTTTTTCCTTCAATTATGCAAATGAAGGAGAGGGAAAAGCTCTGTATGATTATGTTGGAAAAGACGTATATGATTTTTATGAAGAGGCTGAAACCTTTATTAATAAAGAATATTATGAAAAAGGACCAGAGGAATTTTTTGAAGTATGGGGGAAATTTATAGGATGAGAAAAAGAAAGAAAGATTTTAGAGAATATGTTGCAGACTTTGAAACAACTACAATTGATGAAATCAAAGAAGATTCAAAAACAGAGGTATGGGCAGCTGCTATCTGTGAATTAGACTCTGGAGATTCCAAGGTTTTTAATTCCATGGAGAAGTTTATGGATTATGTAAAAAATTTGGGGTTGGCAAAAATTGGATTTCACAATCTGAAATTTGATGGAAGTTTTATTGTAACATGGCTGTTGAATAATGGATATGAATATACAGAGCCATCTGGAAAGAGAAGATATGATATTGCAGAGAAAACCTTTTCAACATTGATTTCATCAGATGGTCAGTGGTACAGTATAGATGTCAATCTTGGAAATGGAATGGTTCATTTTTGGGACACATATAAGCTGATTCCTATGAGTGTTGCAAAAATGGGTGACCCCAAGGAAGGTTTTCCAATTAAGCACCACAAGTTAAGTATTGATTATACTTTACATAATGGTGCAGGAGAAACTATAACAAAGGAAGAAGAGGACTATATTTTAAATGATATTTATGTTGTAAGAGAATGTCTGCAGATTATGTATGCAAATGGACTTGACAGGGAAACAATTGGGTCATGCGCTATTAATGGTTTCAGAACATCTTTTGTTGACCCTAGACAATATAAAGAATATATCCCTGATATGTCAGTAAAGATTCCAAAAAGATATGACTGGGTAGAAGGAACTTTTGACAACTATTTGAGAAAATTCTATAAAGGTGCTTTTGTCTATTGCGAGCCTGATAACTGTAGAAAATTTCACAATAACATAAAAGTTTATGATGTAAATAGTTTGTATCCTTCAATGATGCTTTATTATATTTCAAAGAATAAATTTCCTATTGGTTATCCTAGACTTTTCAAAGGTGATGGAAGTGATATTTTCAATGATGATAACTGTTATTCATTCTATCATATCAGGGCATCATTTCAATTAAAGAAAGGAATGCTTCCGACAATACAGATACATGGAAACATAAATTTCAACTGCAGAGAATACGCAACAAGTTCTATAGTAAAAGTAGATTCAGAATACATTGACGTAAAACCAGAATTATATCTTTCCGAAGTTGACCTTGCAATATTTAAAGAGCATTACAATATATTTGAACTTGAATATATTGATGGTGCAAGGTTTAGAGCAGAGCGTGGAATATTTGATAATTTCTTAAGACCATACGTAGAAATGAAAGAAAACTGCAGAGATAATATGGCACAAAGATTAATTGCAAAACTGGTTATGAATAATTCATATGGAAAATTTTCAACATCACCAGACAGTTCTTACAAGAATCCATATCTTGATGAAAATGGAGTATTAAAGTTCAATACAGTTAAAAAGTTTGACAAGAAAATTTACCATGTTGGAATTGGAGCAGCAATAACCAGTTATGCAAGGGCATTTACAATTAATGCAGCGCAAAAGGCAAAAAGCTATGATGCTTTCTGTTATTCTGATACAGATTCCATGCATTTACTTGCAGACAGATTACCTGAAAACTGGGAAGAATTGATACCAGTACATCATACAAAATTGGGACACTGGGATTTAGAGGCAGAGCCAACAAAAGGAATATTTATTGGTCCTAAGAGATACGCAGAATATACAAAAAACAAAGAAGGAAAATATGAATGGAAAATAACATGCGCCGGTGTATCACCAGAGGGTAAAAAATATATAGCTGAAAACATAGAGCATTATTCTGATGAACAATTTGTTGTAAAGAGTGGATGCAAACAGGCAAAGATTATAGCTGGTGGTACAGTAATTATCGAAAAGGATAAAAAACTAATAAATAAATAGAGGGAAGTTTCTTCCCTCTATTTTATGACTAACAGCATATTCAACATAACGCAAAATGGATAAGTAATGCACTTTTTCCTGTCCAGTCACGGAATCCATCAGGAAAGGGGAAAAGTTGAAAAGATGCTGCGTCTAACTATTTTATTGTGTCCCATGACAGAAGATGTAATATCATTCTTTTACACTGTAAGTTCTTAAAACGAAACATACCATATTGGAACTTCTGCCTTAAGTCAGAGATCATAACATTATTTGGCCTTAACAATATTCTATCAGGTTCGTGGTCTTCTGTCAAGAGAGAGAATTTCATGTAGAACATTTCATCTCCTCTGTCATCACAATATATAATGCCAGTGTCAGGAAATTCTCTTATAGCATAGCAGTAGTTATTCCAGTATACAGAACAGATATATCTGTTTCTTCCTGTCATTTTTTCGATAAAGTTCTTGCTATCATTAAGATAAGTATTTTCACGGGCATATTGCATATATGCAGTATTTGCAAAAGCCCTACCTATACCAGAATTAGCAAGAGCATTTGCAGCATTTTCATTCCAGCAGTTTTCAAACACCCATCCATGACCTCTTAGAAATTTTGTATTATGCTGTAGTCTATATCCTATACCCAAGGCCTCATAATAAGGATTTAATATAGTGACATTGTTAGAGGTCATATAAACAGGTACATATCTGTGTTGCTGTCCTTGCCCTCTGGCTATGGAAGTATGAATGGAAATAAATTTATTTATTTCATCAGTACAGTATCTTCCATCCTCTGCCTGAAATTCATCAAAAAGTATTCTGTTTGCATCTGAAAATATTACAGATTTTTCTTTAATCTTTGATGCAGCATTTATAGCTATAGAATAACCACAACTCTCACCATTTAAGAAAAGTTCATAGAAATACCCTCCTGCTATAGCCTTTTCTGTCATAATCTCTCCAGGATAAACAGTCTGCTCTAAATCACGAAAAAAGTTTTCGGCTGCACCCTTGCACTGATTAATAAATCTGTACAATATAACAAATTTACCATTGCCTTTTTTAAATTCACCTATGGCAAACTTTTTAAAATCAAAAGTCTTACCTGCTGTTCTGTTTCCTGATACTAAAAACATTTCCGGGCGTTTACCATCTAAATCTAATTTTGACCTTAATCTAGTGCCGTCATAAAATTTACTATTCATATTATCACCTCATAGGAGTCAAAATCTTTTTCCAAGTAGCTTTGTCACAATTACCTGTTTCTGTTATCTTTCTTATTCTCTGAAAAGTTCTGACAGAATCTTCGGTCGCATTACCAAACTCACCGTCAACATCAAGTCCATAATTGTACATATTAAGACAAGCCTGTAATAGAACAACTGCTTTTCCAGTTGAACCTCTCTTTAAAGTTGGTAAAGTAATCTTATTCAACGGTGAAGGATCATCAGACGATACAGAAGATTTCTCAACATAATATCTTCTTGCCTGATAGAATCCGGCTTTATGTGTATAAGTTAAACCATTGTTGTAATGAGGTGTACCACTTCCATGTCCAAATAACATTGGTACTCCATTAATCATACCAACATATCCCTCAACATGGACAGCATCCCCAGAACCGAAGAAAATGAGATCACCGGGCTCAAGACCTTCATAATCTTTTAACGTAAGAGACTTTTTACCATTCCAACATTTAATCTGCCAGCCATGCTGAACCTGCTGCCCTGTCCATGAACCTATATACAGACCATAGGCTTTTTCATAACATTTCCAGTACAGTGAAGAACAGTCACTGTAACCGGAAAAAACATTTTCTCTTTTTTCTGAATTAGTATACTGATTTTTACCTTCTCTTGATATAGCAAGTTTCATAACTTTATTCGCTGCCATTGTGATTACCCCTTTCTTTTAATATATCAATTGACTTAATGATAATATCAGGCATTGGTACACCGATTATTCCTAAAAGTTCAACAATAGATAAAAGTTCATTGCAACATAGAATAATTACAGAACAATCCCTGACATAATTTACATTCAACAGAATATCAAGTCTGCATCCTATGATGACAACCACTAATTCTGCAAACTTCTTAAATATGCCCTTAATCATAACATCAGAACTTAATGTCATTTCACCTCTTTTTCCTCTTTTAAAAACAAGTGCAGAGATAACACCTAAAACAAGGTCAATGAACATAAACATAAGAAGAGTCTGTACAGCAGAATCCCATCCACCTATTAGTCCTGTCAATACAGAACCAGTTATTCCAATAACACAAAAAATATCATTTTTCATTTTATCACCTCACAATATAAAAAATATGTCTACAAGTATATAATAACAATAGTTTTCATCATAGTCAATCATAATTGTCGAACCATGAATGTGATTTTCTAAATGCTTTCCCGGTATTACATTAACTGGACCATAAGAATCAGGTGAAACAGAACCACCTTGTATTAATCCATAAAGATGTACACCAAAATCAAATATATTATCTCTTATATTTGTAGGTGTAAGCGCACTCATAAGTTCAACATAACATATATTATTTTCTGGATAGTTTCTGGTACTTCCATAATCTTCATTATCAAACAAAGCTGGACAAGAACCCTTTATTGTTATTTTATTTTCTTTTTTATCACCAGTGTTATGAATCTTTTTGTTTGTATTAATATACCTTCTAGGCTGTCTTGTGTTTACAAAGTCTTTACTTATAAGATTTTCATTAAGCTGACTTTTAGGACATAGATATGAAGCATCAGAAGGATAATCAACCAGTAAAGCTTTGAATTTATTATTTGTAACACCGGTTCTAATAACTTCCTTAATTAGTTTTAAATGTTCATCAGAAGAATATATATCTGTTTTATTCATAATTTTTCTTGGAAATAAAACAGCTCTACTATTATTTGAAAATACAAAGTCAAAATTACTGCTGTAATTAAAATAATCATTTTCAGCTTCTATAGGAATATTAATATATCTATAGATATGATCTTTCAAAGAAATATACTTGTATGTCAAAAGACCATGTTGAACTTCATGTACAAAAGTATCTGGAACATTTCCATAGTAAACAGATGCCTTAGGACAACCATATCTTTTTCCATATGGTTTTTCATCTTTTGTATTTAACCAAAAGCAATCCTCTTTATCAGATAAAGTTATGTCAATCTTGTCCTCTGAATTAACAATATAATTATTGTTTAAATTACAAGTGTTATTTTTTGAGGGTTGTACAGCAGGGATTTTATCCCTGCTGCCACTTACCCAGTAACCAGTCTTAATCATACGTCTTCACCACCAAAAATATATGCTCCCATTGATACATTTAAAAAATATGCAACACGAGAGGTGTCTGCAGAAATTATAGGACTAATCTGTATTGCAGTTTTTTCTTCACCATTGCTATTGGTATTTGTTGAAACAAGCACTCTTACAAATAATCCGTGTTTTACTAAAAGTTCTTCATCTGTAAAGACATTTTCATTACAGCAAACAGGAAGGTTATAAGCGCCATTTTTTAAAGGAATTGTCCACTGTCCACCAAAGGAATAGCATTTATGTGATAATGAAGCATCTGAACTTCCATAAAAAATTCCATAGATGCATGCAAAACTGTCAACTGATGGATTGTCATATAAACGGTCCAAAGTAAGCCTTGCAGTAGACCTCGGAGTATCGTTAGAAAAAGAACTTCCGTTTAAAACTTTTAAAAACCTTGAAATATTTTTTGATAATAAGTCAGTCAGTGGAACCTCTGACCATTTTGTATCAAAATCCATATCGCTGTTTTTCATTAACACACATTCTGCGGTGCCACCAGCAGGAACACCAGCACCCGCTGGTCCCTGCGGACCGGGATCACCTTTTGGTCCCTGTTCACCAGCCGGTCCGGTTGCACCTGTCTCACCGACAGGCCCCTGTGGTCCAGCGGGACCGGGATCACCCTTTGGTCCCTGCGGACCTGTCTCACCAGCAGGTCCGGGTTCACCCTGTGGACCAGCAGGACCAGTATCACCTTTAGGACCGGCAGGACCGGTTTCTCCAATAGGTCCCTGCGGACCAGTATCACCCTTTGGTCCCTGCGGACCTGTCTCACCAGCAGGTCCGGGTTCACCCTGTGGACCAGCAGGACCAGTATCACCTTTAGGACCGGCAGGACCGGTTTCTCCAATAGGTCCCTGCGGACCAGTATCACCCTTTGGTCCCTGCGGACCAGGCATCCTTTCTATTTCTGCGATTCTTTCATTCATTGCAACAAGGGCTTCATTGATTCCAGTAATATCCTCTGTATTTTCTGAAACTTCTTTCTGTAATTTAGCAATTTCCCTTTTTACCTCTGAAAGGTCTGCGGATGCAGAGTGTTCAATTGCATAGGCTGTCTTCCATGAAAGGGTGATGATATTTTTTGCTGTATTATTTAAAGTAGGTCTTGTATAAATGAGCCACCCTCCAGAAGGTTCTACGTCATAGCATTCACCATATTCTTTGGTTGCATATAAAGCAGTTTTTTCATCACAATTGTAAATTACATACCCCTTAGGGTTATTTCCCCAAAAGACCTTTAAATTATCTTCTTCATAATAAATACCCATTCCAGAAGAGGATCCTTTTGCATAGGCATAAATTACAGCTTCATAGTATTTTCCTGCTACATACTCTTCCATGTAATTTCCAATGATACCAAGTCGAACGTCACCAGTTTTCATCAAAGGAACTGCAAGGACTCCTGCACTAACTGTAACAGCGTCATACCCTGTTGCCATGATTACCTGTGCTGACATTGGATTTTTGACAATAAACTCATTTTCAATTTCATCAACCCCCGCCCATAAGTTAAGTGGTGTTTCAAGTACATATCCTGTTGGGACAAAACTATTCATATTATTACCTCCTTAAAATAATCCATAAAAACAAATTGACATTTTATCAATCAGCCACTGTACTGACCTTGAGTTATAAACAAAGGTGTAATATCTATCCAGTATTTCCTGTGGAGTCTTATTTGTTCTTCCAAAAGATTCTACTGTATTATTAGTATCAATATTTCCAGAGGCTGTTGTATTGCTTTCATTGGTCCTGCTCTCTGTGTTATTAGTTGTAATATCATTGTTTGCTACAGTTTCATTTGTGTCAGAGGATGTCTCTGTTTGACTATTTGTATTATTTGTTGTTTTACCATATGTTATTGTATTATTTCCTGTATTCTCTGTTGTAGCACTTACTGTTGTAGTATCAGTATTTTTTCCCTTATCTTCTGTTGATGTTACTAAATCGTTTGTGACAGTTTTCTCATTACTTGAATCTGTTACCTGTTTCTTACCATGTGTTAAAGTATTTTCTGTTTTTTCTGTTTCAGCAGCTTCATAATGCTCTCGGGTTACATCATTAAGTGCACCAAACTCTGTCTGTAAATCAGGGTCACCATAAATAATTTTTGTATTATCATTTGTAACACTTTCATTGGTTGACAATGGAAGAATATCTCCATACTGTGTTTCTGTTGTTTCACTCCCACCCTCTATAACAGTATCTGTATCAGTTCCTCCATGTACAACACTACCATTGTTTCCTGTACTGTTAAACTGTGCCTGGGATGCATATGTAAGAGATGGGGATGCACCTCCTCCACTACTGCCGGCAGATAAGAAAGAATTATTGATTGCAGTACTGTCAATTTCTGGCTGGTCTGATAATACCTGGCCACTGGTTCCAACATTTACTGTTGTCTCTGTCTGTCCTGCCTTACGGGTAGTTGTAGTAGAACGATCATCAAAGCTATGTTTTACACTCATCTTTCCACTCTGCTCTGTAGTCTTGTCCAAAGTGTGCTGGTGATTTTCCTGTCCCCATTTTAAATTTGTAATCTCTTTATTAGGATAGTTCTTTGTTACATCATTCACTGTTGAATCTGTTCCAGAATCAGTAACGTCTGTTGACATTGAGTCTGTTTCATTTACTGTTCCTGTATTAGTTGTTTTTACAGTTTTTGTATTATCTGATACTTTAGTATTATTTTCTGTATTTGTTACAGTATCTTTATTTGTTGTTATATCACTACCACTATCAGTAACATTTCCGGTAGAACTGTTTTCTGCTGTTCTGCTTCCGGTACTTGTCATTGTGGAATTATTAGTACTCTTTCCATCCTTTGTAACAGAATCATTTGCTGTAATATTGGTGTTGTTTTTTGTGTTAGTGGTGCTTAGAGTAACAGTCTTAACATAATCAGCAATGAAAGGATCAAATTCTGTTGCCTCTGCCTGGAATAACTTAACAAATCTTCCCTGATATAATAAAATATATCTTTTAAAATAATGCTTAAAAATTTCTGCATCCTGATCGCAAAGTCTTCTGTATAAAAACCAGTCTGTCAATTGTTTTTGTACTTCATCAGGTATTTCATTTTCAAAACCCCATAACCATGCATAACTGTGTCCTTCAGTTTTAAACAACTCATTCAGTGTCATTGGTTCCTCCAGAAATAACATCATTTTCACCTCCCGCTAACTTCTGTGTATGTTTATGTCTAAGTTTTACATTGATATTTATTCCAAAAACTTTTTTAACATCTTCACAAAACATCTTTCTGCATCTAAGTCTCATATCGGCCATAATGCAAGTAGATTCATTGCCTGCCTGTAACTCACCTACCAGAAGTCTCTCTTCCTTATCTATCTGTTGCTGATTTTGAATTCCCATCAGAGCTTTAAACTGATTGAAGGTCTTATCAAAATGATTCCATAAGGATTTTAGAATTTCTGGATTTGCATTCGTATTAAATATTTCAACCTTTTCAAGCTGTAAGTTATCCATGGATGCAATAATTGCAACATCATTGTCATCAATAGAATTTAATAAATTCTTGACAGTTGTCTTGAGTGGTTCAGGACATTTTAAAATCCATGGTAGTTTTAATAACTTTGCTGCTGTCATAATAGAAGATAAGCAATCAGCTAAGGAATGAGCATACTGAAATATATAAAGTATATATGGGATATACATATCATTATCCCGGCACATTACACCTTCTGAATCTTCAACAGGAGAACCCGGTGCATAACATGAAATCATTTTTCCATTTAGCTTTAAAGCATCAGAGGTTGTTCCATATGTTGTTATAAATAAATTTGTGGGGTACATATACATATTAAGCATTCCACCGATTCCACACATTGGAGAAATCATACCCATATTTTTATCATCATAGAAACAATGAATGCCTCTGGTAAGTAACCCTAACTCAAAGAACCTCATATCACAAGTTTCAGGAATATCTCCACCCCATTCAAACTGTTCGAGAGCCTCATTCATTAATAAGTAAAAACACAATAACTCAACATTTGAGTTTTGTACCTTCTGCCACTTTTTACAATTTATATCTCCTTCTAGCATATTACCAATATTAAAATACATATTAACCTCCTATAGGATTGTCATATAAAGCTGCTGCGGATGGTATTACGTGCCAAACTCTTACGCCATTTGCAACCTGACTTGCTGCAGCCTGCCTTGTATTAATATCCTCTGTTTTAGAAATAATGTCTCCAACGCCCTGTACATAATTAAAATTTTTCCTACCAGTAAAGCAACCTCCAGTTAACGGTTCATTTACAGCATATCCAAAAGCCGTAAGAAAATTATCTAACCGTTTAATGTCACTGCTGGAAATGTGTTGTGCAAATACAATTGCACCATTTCTTGTGTAGTTCTGCAATGATGGTGTCATTGGAAATGATAACTGTACAGGTTGTGTTACTGCTGTCAGATTCAAAGAATTTGTCTGCTGTTGCTGTTCACTTCTTTGTAACTCCTGCTGAAGTACATTGTTTACACCCTGTGTAAGAGCTTCACCTGCAACCCCTGCAGCTTCTGTTGCTAATGACGGTAATGATATGAATGGATTTATAACAGCAGCCCCGATTGCTCCTGCCATTCTAGTCGATTCTCGTATAGCAATGTTCTCCCATCCGGCAGCCTGTGTCATTTGTAAATTCTGTGCCTGTAAATTATGAGACATAGACATATTTGCAATATCTATACTTATTCCTGATTTACTCTCATAAGCAATTGGAGCATTTTGCCAGCTACTTCCGGCAACACTTTTCAAAAACCAGTTAGCATAATTTCCCTCATATGCTCTAGGCCTATAATAAGGTCTTCCCTCTGGAGAAGGGTCACTGAAATAAGCAAATATTGCAGTATCTGTATTTGCATAAATTTCGGAACTGCCATATATCTCTGATGCACCAGAAGATACACTCATAAGACAGAATTTATAAAATTGCTTTGAAAAGCATTTTTTATTTTTAACACTGTCATCCCATATAAAAGGTATCTTTGTGTCAACTGATCTGAAAACACCTTTTATGTTATTTAGAAAGCCTCCCTCTGATGTATCACCACCAATATAACACATTGGAACCATGTATGAATAAATGATGCTACTATCAGCACCAAGACTTCTGGCTTCGGCAATACTTTCTCTAACTTCATCATTATCTCCGTCATAAAAGTTGACAGCAGGTATATATAAGGCTTCTCTATAATCAAGTCCTAAATCTTCTGCAAGATAAAAACAACTTTTTGTCTTTCTTGTAGGTGTTGTTCTAGGAACAACAACAGTATTTCCAGTTGTTTCATCTGAATAGGTTGTTGCCTGTTTAGTATTTGAAAGAGAATTACTTCCTGCCAACTCTATTGTACTTCCAACAAGATTAAGTGTTGTTGCCATTTCTTCTCCACCTATTGTAACTGTTGCAGAAATAACCCATTCTTGATGTGTCTTAAATGGTTCTTCTATATTGTTTGAAAACAGGGTATCATCAGTAACGCACCTTCTTGTACACCATCCGGTCCAAGTAAGCCCTGCTGGACCCCCAAGCGTTGTAAGAGCATCTTCTGTAATAGATAAAAAAGCAGTATGCTCACTTTTCATAGTTATGCTGTTAACCCAATAATAAGTGTTGTCAACACATACATAATCTACGTTCTGCACCTGCTCCCATGTCAAGGGTAATTTCACAGAGGCAAGATATTTGTCCTGCCTCTTGAAAATACCATCTGTAATTGTTATTTTTTCACATTTCTCTAATAACGCTGGAGAGTCAGGTATGTCTGTCTTATTAAATCCTGTATTTTTATAACATACACAACGAACTCTCATAGTTTTTACCTCACTCTGTCGCTTTCTTTTTTAATTACGATAAAAGGTTCATAACCAATTGCTGTAATGCCTCCCAAATAGTTACCATACATAGAAATGTATTTTCCTCTGGCATTGTATGGAGCACTCTCAATAGCAAAAGGTGAAATAGTGTTTTTAACAAAATAGTTATTAGTTGTAATAATTGCCAAAACATCCTTATGTGGGTCTGTAATGGTGTCAGTCTCAGCCGGAGCTGTTGTCTGCTGTCCATTATCATTGTATGTCGGAGTAAATCCTGCCAGACCTCCAAAGTTTGGAACTTCTACCATCTTAATATCTGCACCTAATTCATCCTTGTTAAATGCAGAATATAACAGGTCAATACCGATATTTCTTTTGAACTCTGGTCTTACAAGCATAACTAAACCATCAGAATCTTTCATTGTAGGAAATCCTGCCTGATTATACTTACCTGTAAAGTAATGCGTAAAGTTAAATTTCATAGCAGAAATAACTTTTAACATTTCTTTGTATGCTGCTTCTGTAAATTCATAATCAGTAAACTCACTTGTAAGTTTAATTGTCTGACTTGTCTTTAAAGCCGGCTGCGGTGCTGTAAGTACCTTGTGAATTGCATCCATTTCATTGTACAGCATGTTTAATCTGTATGCTGTTAAAATACCATTTCTCTTTGCTGCTAAAACCTGTTGCATAGCTTCAGCGGTTGCAAATGCCTGTCTGTATTCAGTCTCTGTAATAGTAAGAGGAATCTGAATTGCAATATTAACAAGATTCTGAAAATATTCTTTATCCTCTGTAAGCCAAATTTTCTGCTGGTCTACAGAAGTTTTGTTCTGTAAATCTAAAAACTGTGGGTCCGCAGCCTGTGGTAATGACATAAGGATATGCTGTTTATATCTTCCAATAGGTTCAGAAATCTCTTTGATTATTCCTGCATCCTCAAGGAAATTATGTGCTCTTGACTGAATTACTTCTGGTGTAATTGTAAGTCTAAGCATAATTCCCATAATCTTTTTAGCCAAATCCGGCTGTGTAAGTAACTGCTTTGGATTATCTTCCCAAAATTTAACCTGTTCTTTTGAAGCAAGAGAGCGCATTTCTGCACTTCCTGCCCATGCCTGTTCATAAACTCCCATAATTAAACCTCCATATTAATAAAGAAATCTTTTGACTCCTGTTCAAGTTCTTCCGGAGTCTTTTCTGTTTCTGTTTCTGTTTCTGTTCCAGTGATACGCATAGCAAGTTTCCCACATGTTTCACGCAATTCTCCAACTCTGGAATTAGCATTTTTAAGCTCTTCTGTCATGGTATCAATGTTCGTAAATATATCCTCTGCTGCATCATTCAGCTCAACAATAGCTTCAGATACAGTGTCAGGATTATTAAGTTTTGCCAAAATCTTTTTAAAATCTTCCTTTTTCATCACTGTTTTCTCCCATCTGCAAACTCAACTCTGTCTGCTACAACTCCAATTACCTGATGCTTTACGCCATCTTTTTCATATTTATTAACTACAAGATGACCTTCGCAAAGGATTCTAGTACCCTTTTCTTTCATGTAATTGCACATAAATTCTGCTGTTTTTCCCCATGCAGTACAATTTACAAAATCTGTTCGATCTTTTGCCTGTTCAATCGCAAGAGAAAAATTTACATATTTTCTTCCATTTTCAGTTGTCTTTAATTCTAATTCCTTTGTTGTTCTTGCACATAATGTCACTCTGTTCATTCCTGTGACCTCCTTTATTTTTATACTTTAACAATAACATACCCCTCATAAGTTGTCAACACAGTTTTAATATTTTGTTACAATTTTGTTAATTTTTATTTGTATGCTGTGGTGTAGTTTTTCTTTGTTGCGGGTTTCTTTTTGGTTTCTTTTTGTGTGAATTTTCTGATAACTGTGGCTGGTATGTTGTAGTGTGTCAGCAGGACTTGGCTGGTATGTTGTAGTGTGTCAGCAGGACTTGGCTGGTATGTTGTAGTGTGTC